AGTATCCATCTCAAACTCTTTCATCAAAGCCAAAGCACGAATCTCGTCGGCTCGGCTAAACGCATGATGCTTTTGTGAGCCAACCATACGGTCTTGGAACACACGAGCAGCCTTGATTGTTATGTAGCGACGTACTGCTTCTGGTAGTTCGGTAAACAGCAACAAGAAAATGACTGTTACCTTTACTTTCTTCTCAAACTCAAACGTGTTCTTTGATCGGTTAAACAAGCGTGTTCCACGCTGAGTGATGTCTCGATTGTCAACTGTAGATTGAACTGTGTCTGAATCTGTGTTACGGGCACGAGGATCAATGTCGATCCGTACCACGTTAGTAGGAAGCACAATTTGCTTGTCGGTATCTGGCACAAACTCAACGTCGTGTTGGGTGTTGAAGTGCCAACCCATTGTTTGTACTTCACGATTGATTTCTAATAGGATGTTTTGTGCAATAGCAGCATCAGCATTTGTTTGCCCATCGAGCGTAGTTACAGGTGGTTCACCAATAGCACTAAGCATGGTGTTTACCGCATTAAGTTCCGTGGTCATTTGAACAGACATTGATGCTCCTTTTGCATAAGAATAGGGCCACCCATAGCAGAACTACGGGTGGCCCCAAGTGGAGAACTCAGACGAGTTTAGTGTAACCGATTAGGCAACACTGTCAACCAACTCGTAGCAACATTCAGGACGCAGAACGCCGTGACCCATTGCGTACTTGGCAAGCATGAGCGTACCCATGCGTTCCATGAAGTACTCAGACTCCATAGACAGGTCCATCAACTTCACAGTACCCACGCCTTCGGTTTGGAAGACAATACCTTGGGTCTTAGAGAAGTCAACGCCGGAGTAGCCGCCCTGCGACACGCCGAAGACATCGTTGTTGATGGAGTTGTCACCCAAGTTTGTGTCCTGTGACGAAGATTCGTCAGCAGTTGGCAAGTGAGTAGACTTCAGGATGCGAACACCAGCAATCTCGACCAACTCACCGCCGGACAACGAACCGTTGCCTTCTGGGTTGAAGTCGCGGTTGATGGCATCCTTGTTCTCAGTCAGCAACTTGTAGTAGTTATCTGGGCTGAGAATGCAGAAGCGACCTTCACGAGACACGTTCTTGGTGTCCATCAGGTTTGCAGCCTTAAAGATGCCTTCGTAAAGTTGGCTACCCACAGTTGCAGTAGCACCCGTGTTTTGGCCGTACTGACCTTCGGAGTTAATTTCCGTGCCGACACCAGAAGAGCCATCAATATTGATCACACCACCGAGATACTTGTTAGCAACAATGTCAGCAGCACTAGTGAGATCGCTACTGGAGAAACGATCTCTGACTTTTCGTGCCCCTGCAATGACGGTACGGAGAACAGCCCTGTCCGCGTGGTAAGCCAAAGCCCGTCCGATTTCGGTGGAGTAAATTCCACGCACATCGTAGTGGTTCTTGGCTTCATCAATGTCAGCAATAAATGCGGACGAGGTGAGAACACCGTCAATGGAGATGGTGATTTCACTGTGATTGATGGAAGACAAGTATTGACTGCCTGCACCGTCATCGTCATTCAAGACGCTTTCACCGGGGGTGTGGTACTTAGCGGAAGCAACGCCAGTCACTGGGAACTGGGCGGTCTTACCGCTGGCGATGGTTCGCACACGGTGCAGACCCATCATCAAGTTGGTTTCCTCAAAGGTGGTCAGGACTTCGCCGCTGAAAACCTTGAGAAAAAGTGCATCAACCCCTGCACCTGTATTGGCAGCATTCGTACCAAAACGGTTGGGGCTAGAAATTGAATATGCCACGATTGTGACTCCTTTTTCAATAAACCCTAAAACAGTTGATCAGTTCTTCGTTTTCAGTTATCCGCCGGAGCGGGCCGCGAGTCGGAACCATTCAAAGATCCGGCATACCAACCTTCTGGTAACCGGACTACAGAAGACGAGAGGGACCATCCCTCACCATCCCAATAGTAGACTTTTCCACGGACATCGGGGCCGAGCCTCACGAGTCCATCACTTTCTTCCACGAATACGACGCTCGAACTCTGACATCCGACGCTTCCAAGCGTGATGCTCAGGAGGACGAGTGGCGTTTTTGGCGGTTTTGCCCGCAAGTACGAATGGAAGAAGTACCTGAAACAAAGCAGTAAATAGCGCATTCCACATTTTACCACTTCTTGCATGACCAGTATCGAGCAGACAGTTTGCTTGGTGGTCGGCTGTCGCAGCCATGTCTTGCTCGGAAGTTCTTACGCCGACCGGGAATGTTCTTCTTAATCTTCATGTTGGGATCACCGTATCGGATCAAGCGAACCTTGCTTCCCTGCTTTGCCAGCACAGCAAACTTCTTGGATTTGCCGGGGGTTCTCTTGGGCTTGTTGTAGCCGGAGAATCTTTCGCCACGATAATTAATTGCCACGTTTTCTCCTTCTACCGGATGCGGTGATTTGCCAATTGACACGACCACTCCCAGTCTTACGACGAGCAGTGGCCCTCTTTTCTTTAATCGAAAGTCGCTTTGCTACGGCTGCTGGGCGACATGCTGGGTAGGGACGCTTTGATCCACCTTTGGCTGACTTGCGACCACACTTCTCCCCAGTTTTGACATCACGCCAGTCCTCTTTGAACCACTTCCGAAGACCGCCTTGATAACTCATTTCTTGGGCTTCGTATGCCCGTACCCCTGCTTACCAAGTCGGATGTGATCTTCGTAGGTCTTGGCAAACTTAGGTTTACCACCACCCTTAGGGAACATCATGTGTGGCTTGAACTTTTTCTTGTCAGCCTTGATTTTCATGTCAGAGCGTTTAGCATGCTTCATTTCTTACCCCCACGCCATCCACCACCTTTGGACTTGTACCACTTAGCCGCCCAGCCGTTGGCGTAGGCAGACGGGTACACCTTGAACTTCTTGCGAGCCAACGCTTTTGCCCGTGACCATAAGGCGGGGTTGGTGGGCTTTGGACTAGACATTACTTAGCCCCAAACCTCTGACGAACGCGGCGGTTTACTTTTTCCATTTCACGCCGAAGACCGGGGACAGGTCTAGGTGCAAGAGGATTTCCGCGTGGGGGGACAGTGCCCGCTTGATTTCGGATGGCTCCACCGACTTGGGGGTTTGCCACTTCACTAAGAACTGCTGGTCCGATTTTCAAGTTTTGGCGAAGCAAGCCACCGCCTGAAGCAGTAGGGGCTGTCATTGGTTTTTTCATGCTCTTGAAAACTTGGTTCTTTTCCAAGAACTTTTGCATTGCCCCTTTTTTCTTTTTGCGTTTACGATGCATCATGCTCAATACCCCTTTTTTGGTTTGGGTTTCTTAACCGGAACTGGTTTCTTAGGTTTGCCGTAAGCCATTACTTCTTACCGCCTCTCTTTTTTGCACCAACAATGATGTCGGCTTTGGTGATTTTGTTACGAGGAGGAGCAAGAGCAGCCAAACGCTTTTGCTTGGGAGTCATCTTTTTCTTCATTACTTGGCTCCATTCTTAAGAGTCAGACGAGAACCTGTGTAGCCCATGGCTACCAAGGCTGTGTTTAACAAGGCAACGACTTGAACCCAAGGTCCGTCCGCAGGAATGGCTCCTGATCCGATGACCGCACCAAGGGCGACTGCACAAAGAGACAGCCAGAATTCTGTAGTTTTGTATCCGGGTTTGTTAGGCATGTGATTTCCTTACAGGACTTGAGATTGAGCAAGACGGAGTTCAACAGACCGGCGGTATGCAGAATCCGTCTTGTAGCGAGGATCTTTCATTGCGGCAGTAACTTGAGCCAAGGACTCAAAGCGTTCGGATGCCCCCTCAAACCCAGAATCGCCTTGCAACAACTGCGGCTGTGGCATTTGACCTGACGCTTCCCATCTCGCACGAAGACTGTTTACTGCAAACATCATCGCATTCTGATCGCCAGTCGTAACGATGTGGTTGAAAGATTCTTGCTCTTGAGGGTCAAGGTTCTGAGCAGCCCAGTCAACCATTGCGGCGTAGTTATCTTCACCACCCACGGTGTCGTACACATTCATCAACTCAAGGTGAGTCTGAGCCTGCATACCTTCGACGTAGCGATCAATCATCTCACGGGGTAGCCCACGTTCAGCCAACGCCTGCCGAGATGTTTCAGACAAGTCGCCGGTTTGCTCAAACTCCACTGTGAAGGGCATCATGTCTTCATCGCTAAATGGTGCGATCTCGATTTCACCTTCTTCACCGTAGTCCTCTCCTTCTACCTGCTCGCCTCTTGCTCGGCTGAACTCTGATTGGAGGGAGGCGTAGGCGGCTGCGAGGGCTTCTGGCGAGTCGAACTTCTCAGGGAGCCACGCGGGTCGTTCCTCGGTGTGTTCGTCAACTTCGACTTCTTGCGGGGCTTGCGGCTCACCGAGTTGTTGCTCCATTGCTGCGGCTTCTTGTTCCAACGATGGAGCGTTCTCCATGTTGTCGGGAATGATGTTTACGGATTGATGGTCACTCATTGTTCTGGTTGTTGGGTTGCGGCATCGGACGCATTGGCAAGCACTTGCGGTCCAGCCTGTTGGGCCATTTGGGCCATAGCGGCTTGTTGCCGCATCTGATCAAGTTCTTCTTGAGTACGAACAAGACCACGACGATCAATACCCAACGAGGCAGCACGCCTGCTGAGGTATTCAGAGACATTGACGTATTCTTGGATTGCTTGCGGACCCAAAATCTGTGCAATGCCAGCCAAGTAACTGTCCAATCGGTTCAAGTCTGAACCACGACCCAATGCCTCCACACCAGTAATGATGGTTGGCACGATCTTGTCGGACGGCAACGATGGCAACTTTTTGTCTTTGGACATCTGCTTCATTACTCGCTTGAGCATTGGAAG